AAAGGCGGCGGTGAAACAGATCAAAGACATATGCGGTCTGAACATCGAAATATGGGCGGCGCAGTCAATCGCCGAAGGGTTCAAAGAGATCGGACTTGAATACCCAAAGACAGAGAAAGGCGCGCCGTCCTTCACAAAAGCGTTCCTCAACTCACATACACATGAACTGCCCAAAGCAATTTTAAAAGCTCGTGAGTTCAACAAGAGCAAGAACACCTTTATGGACGGGCTGCTGAAGCATGTGGGCAAGGATGGGCGTGTGCACGGCCACATCAACCAGATCAGGTCCGATGACGGCGGCACGGTATCCGGGCGCATATCGATGTCGAATCCTAATCTACAGCAGATTCCTGCACGGAACCCGGAGCTCGGCCCGATGATTCGGTCGGTGTTTCTACCGGAAGAGGATCAGCAGTGGGCATCTATAGATTACTCGCAACAGGAACCGCGGATCTTGGTTCACTTCGCGGCGGCATATCAGCAGGCTACAGGCATGGAGATGCCGCGCGTTGACGAGTTTGTAAGCGGCTATCGCAATAATCCTGACATGGACTTCCACGACATGGTCGCCGGCATGGCCGACATTCCACGCAAGCAGGCCAAGACAATTAACCTCGGCATGATGTACGGCATGGGTGTGGGCAAGTTGGGTGATCAGCTTGACCTGTCGAAGGAAGAGGCCCGCGAGCTCATGGATCAATATGACAGCCGTGTGCCTTTCGTGAAGCGCCTCATGCGCGCCGTGCAGGATAGAGTCCAGAACGGCAACCAAGAGGGCTCCATACGCTCTCTGCTGGGCCGTAAGTGCCGGTTCCCCAACTTTGAGCCCAAAGCCTTCGGGATGCACAAGGCAATGCCCTATGAAGAGGCAAAGGCCCATTACGGACCTAACGTCAGCTTACAGCGGGCATACGCCTACAAGGCGCTCAACAGGCTGATACAGGCGTCCGCCGCCGACATGACCAAGAAAGCGATGGTTGACCTGTACAACGCCGGCCACCTGCCGCTGCTACAGGTTCACGACGAGCTTGCATTTAGTGTGGAGTCAAAGGAAAAAGCAAAAGAGCTTGCTGAAATCATGTGCAATGCAATAGAGTTAAAAGTACCTATGAAAACGGATATCGAAACCGGGTCCTCTTGGGGCGCTTCGATGTAGGCGTTTTTTCATGGTTTTCCTCCCTAGAACTGGCCCCGCCCCGGCGGGGCCTTTTTTGTTGCATTTTTGGCATAAAGTCTTATATTCTCTTAGAGTTTAACTAGCCTTGAGAGGGTAAAATGGACGTCGATAAGTGGAAATCAATCGTGGTTCCGATTGACATTTACAAAGGCATCAAACAGATCGCCGACATGGAAAACAGAAGCATCTCTGGTCAACTGCGCGTGATGTTTGACATCTTCTGCCGGACAGAGGGCTATCAGGTAAAAAAGAAAGATCAAGCCTAGAAGTTCGATAATTTTCTCCTTAACGTTGCCAGATAACATGAGGAGAAAATCAATGATTGATCTACCGAACCGCCGCCCCTGCGTTACAGAAGACATAGGAATGGGGCTATCTGTTACTGTTAGTTATCACCCTCAAACCGGACAGCCCTGTGAGGTGTTCCTGACCGGTAGGGGGAAGGCATCGGACAACCCGATGCAAGACGCGCTTTACAACCTCGGCGTCACTGCATCCAACCTGATGCAAGAGGAGTCACCATATGAAAAAAAGGAACCGGCTAGCGCGAGCCTTGCGGCAACCGCGATATAAGCTTCAGGTGATCAGAGCTAAAAAAGGTCGAGGATCGTACCAAAGGAGGGGGCGCACGGAGCGCCCCCTTCGTTTTTTGATGCCAACATGTGCCGCATAGGTATTTATCGCCGGCGGCGACGTCGGCTTTGCTGCCACAGTCCCCGCATCTCGTGTACGATTTCACTCGTTTCATAACTACCCCTTCGGACGATGGCGGAGTGTCCCGCCGGGTTGACCAAAAAAGTTTGCGCGTTGGGCCGCGCTGCCCCCCTTCAATGTCCTTTGTCTGGTTACAGAGGGTGTGATGTCTAGCGTAACTCGACTGAGCTCCCGAAGATGTTTTGCAAACTCTTCGGGAGACAGTTTGTTGACGTCCACACGGTATGTGCGGGAGCCGTCCATTAGATCGGCATCATCTTGTCGTCAAGGTGAACAGTCATATCGGCCTTGGTGCTACGCTTGTTGTTTTTATAATTGTACCAAGTGCGTGCCAGCATGACACTATACATTTCCGACGAGATTTTGACGGTCCTGTCCATGCGAAGCTTGACGAGCGTCTCAACCAGATGCCGTGGGGCATAGTACCGGTTGGGCTTTGACCCGCCGCAGCGAAGCTCTTCAAAGAACTTCTTCACACGGTCCTCGTCGCCGTTCAGGCTGGCGAGGTAATACAAAGCAGAGCTAGAGCCAACAGGGTAGGAGATCACGCTCCACAGCGCGTTTCCAGCCTTTACAGCCCTCTGAAGCAAGGCTTCGTCCACGTCATTAAGGTACATATCCTTAATGGCCTGATTGCTCATGCCGCCGTGAGTAGTCGGCCTACCCTGACGGAAAGCGTTGATGAACTTCATGCACGTCGCTACATTTTTAGCGTTCGGCACACCCATGATTGCGAGGATATCGTCCGCGCCGCGATTTTTTCCTGTATCCATGTGGTGGAACGTTGCAGGATCTATGCCAAACACGACGTGCGTCTTGAAAGGAGTCTGGGCCCGAATACACGCAGCAAGCCTGTTCTGACCATCTTTCAAAAAGCCGTCCGTGCCAAAACAGATTGTTTCACCAGTAAGGGACCAGTTATGAGCCGCCATATCTTTAGCGTAGTCGATAATCCTCTGGGGCTTCTGCGGACGGTTGCCGACGTTGAGGTTGCTCAAAATGTGCTCGGCAAGTGCGGGGCTGAACTCCAGAACGACGCTGCTCTGCGGCGGCTTCCGGAGGAATTTGTCCAAGTTCTTGATTTCTTGGCGCTTTTGGCTTTCGCTTTTTACGAGTTCCATATCTCTCTCTATGATTCATTGGTTTCGATACAACTATAGATAGGAGCCCTCCCATATGCTGTCAATAAAAAATGTTGATTTATGTGAGAGGGGTCTTATATAACGTAACCATGAAGTGGCTTTTGTTATTATTAACGCTGACTCCGTTCGATGCGACGGTCTATCTTTTGAGCTCGCACGAAACGATGGCCGAGTGTTACCATGCCATCACGGAGGTCACCTTGTTTGATCAACCTGAAATAGTGATCAATCAAGAAGTGATATGCGTGAAGGTAACTGCGGAGGTTAGCGCATCATTCGCGCTTAAAAAATAGATGGACGATAACGACGACATGGTTGAAGCAATGATCGCAAATGCCGGTTACGTGACCATAACGCCAAAGCTGGAATGGCAAGCCGCCGTCAGCCGCGTTGAGCGCGTCATCGAAAATGCCGCTGTCCAAATGGACATGAGCCAAGCTCCAGAAGAAGCCAAACAACTCCGTCAAGCATGGGTGAGGATTTTAGAAGGATGAGCGAAATATTTACCATTGAGGACCATATAAACCATGGGTCCGATTTTAATCTGGGTCACGAAATGGGCATCGATGCCCTAGACCTGATGGGCAAGCATATCGACGCACAGGCCGCGGAACACGAACCAATCGTCCTGTTAGGCGTGATGACGGCCCTGATGCAGTATGCGCTGCAATCATGCACTGAAGAGGAAGGCGTGGATCAACTTGTCGGTGCCGCGAAGCAAATTGCCAAATCGGTATTGGACCCTGAAGAAGCCGGCGAAACGGTACACTAAGTGGTTCGATATGAAACGCTTGGGTCGCGGATCACGGTCCAAGCATCGTAGACCATACAAGTGCCCGGTCGTGCACTGGGGCAGCAAGTGGGTGCCAAAAGAAAAGGGCGGTCAATGACCGCCCTTTCGTTATTTGTTTACGCGCACCGCAACGATGCCGGCGTGGAACTCTTCACGCTCCTCAAACCAATCTAAGATTTTGGCAATGCGTGTACTACGTTTTGATTTGTAGTTATTGCCAAAGATCAGGATGGGCTTGTCGTAGTCGTCTTCATAAAAGACCATGCTGCCATGCTCACCCGGTTGGCGACTGAGGTAGAACTTTCTGCCGGTTACCCGGCAGATGAAGTCCGCACCATTGTGGTCGTGCTGCGAGAGCCAGATATCTAGATCAAGAGCCATCACTTCACCTCCACCACGTCGAGTCCGACGCGGCCAAGTGTTGCTTGAAGCTCCGCAAGATCAGGATTCTCTTGCCGCTCCTTTGCGCGTCTCTTTTTTAGAACCTCGTTGTAGTGTTCTAACGTTCCGCACTCCAAGTCTTTTGGAGCGATGTCCCCGCCGTGGATTTGCTTTGCAACCTGACGGCGGTACTTCATCAACAGCCTGCGATGCGCGAGCATCCCCTGCTCGTCGGTGAAGTAAACGGAATTGAGACATTCCCAAATGACGTTGAGTTCATAGTCCTTGGGATCACAAAGAAGGTTTATCCAATTATCAGCCATTACATTCTCCTTACTGGCTTGGGTTGCCCCCCACCGTAGGTGGGGGGCTAGGGATTATGAGATGTAGACCTTTGGGGTCTTGCCCACGTTCTGTCCAATCCAGAACACGTCGTCAGCATAGAAGTAGCTGTACGTCGCATCACTCAACAGGACACGGTAGTGCCCGCGGTCCGGGTGACCTTCAAGCTCAGTCTCAACTGAAATCTGAGTCTCGAAATTGGTACGCCCGATGTCAGGGTTCTTTACCCACGCAATGGTGAGCACCTGACCGATGAGCTCCTCTAGCTTAGAGTTGAACTCATCCCGCGACACGCCGTCGGACTTGAGCAGGCCCCACGAGCCATCATCGAATACTGCCATAGCAATATCTCCCTTGGTTGGTTGGTTTACGATTTCAAACAGCGAATGTTTCACGTGAAACATTCCGAGCCCGGCGGGCTGAGTAGTCCGCGCACACAGGCGCATCAACCCATTTCGAGCTACCCTACTATTCTACAGGAGTCCTCCCATACCGTCCATGTGACATATTGTCGCAGGGTTCAGCTGAGTATTCGGCGCGCGCGGGCGCGAGCTCGCCAATGTTTCACGTGAAACATTGCAAATTAGAATCATTCTAAACTAATTTTTCTACTTGATTTATGTGAGAATGATCCCATACTAATTTGACATGTTCTAGGAAAGGAAACCAAAATGGAAATCACGACTGAACAACGCCGCGAGCTCTTGCGAGGCCACAACCAACTGCGAGCAGCAGTTACTTACGCAGAAGAGATGAAAGACTTGAACCTGTCACATCTTTCTCACATGGAGGACCTCGTTCATACACTGCACTCTATCCTGAGATTTGAGCCAAGTATCGGTGACGACGGACGGCCACACTTTTGGGGGAATTGGGTTTTGGCGGAAGAAAATAAGCCCGAACCGAAAAAACGTGGACGGCCCAAGAAAACCGCTTGACGAATCACGGGCCACGGACTACGGTCTTTGACAACAGTAAACATTCTCCGTTTATGTTGGTTGGTTGAATACGAACGCCCCGCTCTGAGTTTTCAGGGCGGGGCGTTACGTTGTTACACTTTTGAAAATCAAAAAAGTTACGCTGTAATCGTTGGTCAGCAACGGGTGTACAGTGATTGAAACTTATATAGGGGAAAAAACAAAAAAAAATATTTTTTCTGTTAAATTCGGTGTGAAAAATGTGACAAATGTAACACCGTTGAAATTCCTACATAAAAGAAAGATATTTCGTAACTTTTTTGTGTTACACCATTTTGAAAGTGTAACACCTTGCCTCGTCAAAATAATTGGCTTACGTTTTGGAAACGTTCCAAACAAGAGGACATCATGGAAATCGTCAAAGTAAAGCCTCGCGGACGCCCACGCTTGACCGCCGACTCACCTTTGACCGACAGGCAGCGCAAATTTGTAAAAGAATTTGTCGCGCATGACGGAATGATCACCAAGAAACAGGCGGCTATCAACGCCGGCTACGCTGAAAAAAGCGCACAGATTAAAGCTTCTGAGCTCACAAACCCTCATTTACACCCGAACGTGGTAAAGGCGATCAAGCTTTACCGTGAAGAACTCAACGAACAGTATGGTATCACTTATCAACGTCACGTGCGGGATCTTCAGCGCATCCGTGACCGGGCCCTGCAAGACGGCGCATATTCTGCGGCGGTGCAGGCAGAGTACCGGCGGGGGCAAGCTCACGGCGACATATATATTAGCAAGTCTGAAGTTCGGCATGGTTCAATTGACAGCATGAGCCGAGAAGATGTGATGAAAGCTTTGCAGGAAATAAAGGAACAATATGGAGCTTCCGTTATCGATATCACACCCGTCGAAAAAGAAGCCGAAGAACCTAGAATCGACGTTTTACCAAGCCCTGAAGCGAAATCAGAAGAAGCATCGTCCTGACGTCCACTTTACTCGTTTAGAAAGTTGGGCCTCGCAGGGTGTTCCAGACCTTGTCGTATGTTCTGAAACCGGTCGTTTTTCTTTTTGGGAACTCAAAACGACGTCGGGCAACGCCGTAGCCCTGTCACCTCACCAAATATCTTGGCTTACTCAACATCAGCATGCCCCGGCTTTTGTCTTGGTTCGCACGAGCTCGGACGAAATACACGTCTACGCGGCGGCACAGGCTGTTGAGCTCCGCGAGCGCGGACTCATGGTTGAGCCTTTGTCTTCTTTTAAAACTCCCTTTGATTGGTCGTCTCTTTTTGGTTTGACAATCGCTGTGTGAGAACTATCTTATATGCATCAACCAATGGAGGTGTGTATGAATAGAGAATATAGCGTGTCTATTGTGGCGACAAATTGGGTTTCTGTGAAAGCGAGCTCGGAAGAAGAGGCCGAACAAAAGGCGCTTTCTTTAGGGGTTTTTGAAACTCTCGACGGCGCGGATTACAACGTAGTTAGCATATCTGGTCCGGTCGATCAGCCGCCGCCAGAGCCGCCGAAAACAAAATCCGTCAGGATTCGTTTTACGCGAACTGAAACATTCACGCGGGATATCGAAATCGGCGAGGAATTGTTTGAT